TCTGCCATATTTTTTTCCTTTCTAGCTTAAAGCCAATACTAAACCAACAGAAGTTCCACCACCACTAGCTATTTGGCTAGGGTTAACTTTATAAATTGTATTGTCTGTTGCATCTTCTAATATTAATAAATCATTTGCAGTATCAACTGTGATGCCAGTACCATCAGTCAATTGACTTGGGTCAACAGTTAGGGTAGATGTAAAAGCACCACTAGTAGCTGTTGCTCCACCAGATAAGCCAGAAGTTGCAGAAGTAGTAATTGTAACTGCTGTAATGTCTCCATCGCCAATAAAGTTAGTCCAAGCTGAACCATCATAAAATTGTAATGTGTTTGTATCCTTTAAAAAACAGAACATACCTTCTGCATCATTAGTTCCTAAAGCTGTATCTCTAGCACTACTATCAGCATAAACTTGTATAACTTGGTCTTGGATAAATGTCTGAAATGTTGTTGCATCTATCAAATCTCCAGTTGCGTATGTTTGCCAACCAGCTCCCGCCATATTTTATCTCCTTAGTATCTCTTTTATCATAGCATTAACCATAAGCAAATCTAGTTCCAACTCCAAGAAGTGCTTGACCAAGTACCCAAGAAGCAGTGCCTGCTGGGCTACATGTCAGACTCCAATTCCAAGTTTGAGATGAAGCATTTACAGAATGTGTAATTGATTCTATAAATAGTTCATCACTAAAAGTGCTTCCATCTGTATTTACTATATTAACAGTAATTCTATCGCCAATCTCTCTTCCAAGAGCTTGAGCCCAGATACTTGTATTTTGTCTAGGATTTATTGTAAGACCATCAATTCTAATTATTGGAATAGCAGTCTCAGATAACTTCTGTTGAATAATACCAAAGACATCACCATCAGTTGTATTTATTGTTGTCTCAGAAGAACCTAATGCAGTAAATCTCTGGATTGAATCTGAGTCAGCAATGTATTGAGTAGTACCACCAGAACGAGTCCAAGAGTATGAGTTGATTACTTCATTATCATCAAAAGATACAACTACATCTGTATATGGAAGATTAGAACCACTATTATCAAAAGTTGCTTGTGATGTTGTTGCAAGTGCATTAGTAAATTTATAAGCTCTATTTCTAAATGTTGCTTTACCATCTGCACTCATAAAGAACTGACCATTCTCTGCTTTTTCACAATCCTTTAGTGCTGTTAATACATTAGTTGTAATTGCTTGTGATATAACATTTTTAGTTCCAGTGTTGATTGTTCTCTCAGCACTAGGGAATCCTATTGAGTTTAATATTCTTGATACTCTTTCAGAGCTTAACTCTTGCTCATCTCCATAACCGAGTCTTGTTGTTTGACCTAGTTCTGTAAAACCAGCTCTTCCAACTCTCCAACCAACTGATTGCAATGTCTGGCTTTGAAATAATCTGAATGCATCAATCGCAGTAAATGTAACAATAGAGTCCGCACCTTCTGCTAGGAACTTTACTGGTACAACATCTAAGAACCCACGAAAAATAACATAAGTTGATGAATCATAAATAGCAGATACTTTAACTTGCTTTAATGGTTGTATCTTTGTTCTGTTATTAGCTGAATCATAAAAGTAAGTTGTCTGACTTGGATTGAATCTATTATCTTGATTTGAAACTGAGAAGGATAATGTACCAGCTCTAAAGTCTCCAAGTTCGTGAGACCTACCACGAGAAATATCAAAATATCTTACATAAGTACTTATATCTGTAAATGATTGACTTGCATCAAAAGGTTCAGAATCGAATGCAACTTCTACTTTAATATCAACATTAGAGTCGAAACTTGCTGGCATTAGAAGACAACCCTTTGCCCATTCCTTTTTGCTCTGTTCAAAGCATCAATAATATCTAGTGCTTGTTCATTAGGGCTCTTACCTTCAACAGTTATATTCTGATGAATAACAACTGCATTATTTCTAGCAAGTGCTTCCATACCAGAACCAGCTCGACGAGAAGATGTTGCTTTATCTGGAATTACTATATCTTCTGTTACTTCATTACCACTCGTATCAGTTTTTTTCGAGCCATCTCCGCCACCGCCACCACCGCCAGAAGGTGGTGGAATATTTGAACCAGTAGCAATAGCATTAGCCATATTTATCAAATCTTGTAGTTTCATTCCAGTAGATTCAATCAGTTGAGCCATAGCATCTTCAAAAGCACCTAAAGCATTTAGATTTGTTAATGCATCATCTAATTCTTTTTTAGCCATTGCTATTTCTAGTAAATTCTCTGGAGTCTTTGCAGTAACTTCATTTAATTCTTTTTGTGCTTTTACTAACTTATCTTGTGCTTTTGTAAGTCTCTCAAGAGCTCTCTCTTCTTCTTCTTGTGCTCTAAGTAATTCTCTCTCAGCAGATATTTGTTCATGCGTTGCACCAGTAGAAGCATCAATAAGTTCTGTGAGTTTTTCTTTGGCTATTGCAAGTCTAAGTTCTTGTTCTTCATTGCGTTCTTCAACTTCTTCTAATTCTTGAATTGCATTTTTCTGTTGTACTATTGCAAGTTGTTCTTCTAAAGTTACTCTCTTTGCTTCTTCTTTGGCTAGTTTTAATGCTTCTTCAGCATCAAGAACTCTTTGAGATGCTCTCTCCAACTCTTCTTGAGATTTAGTAACTTCTTTAGATGCATCATCTCTATCTTCTTCTGCATCAGCGACTCTTTGTTGAATATCTTTTAATTTATTTTGTGCTGATACAACAGCATCAAGAGCTGGTAGCATATTCTTTTTAATGTTCTCAGCATATTCTGCACTAGCTTCAGTAGCTTCCATAGCTGATTCAGCATCTTCTCTGTTAGCTTGAGCTTTAGCAATAGCTAAGTCAGTAACTTCCATGTAACTCGGAGCAGAGTTTCTGTTAGCTCTCTCCATACCTCTTTGAGCTTCAATAGCTTTTTCTGTTGCACTTCTATGGTCTACAACTTCTGTTTTTGCTTTATGAACATTGGTTGCATATTTAGCATATTGTTTAGTTGTATCATTCATTACTATGTTGTAATGTTGCAATGCTTGAATGTCTTCTTCTATTTCTTCTCTTGCTTCTCTTTGCTCTTTAATAAAATCACTTGTACTTTGAACAACTTTTGTAATGAAACCAACAACAGAAGCTAAAGCTGGTGCAATTATATCTCCAATTAAAATACCTATTTCAGAAAATGCATTAGTCATCAATTCTATCTGTGCTTTAAGTGAGCCCATCTGTTTATCTGCAACTTCAGCGGTAGTTCCACCAGAATCCATAAGTGCAGATTCATAATCTCTAATCTGGTCAGAAGCTCCACTTAATATCTTGACCGCATCAGCAACACCACGATTAAGTCCTAACTGGTCTAATGTAGATGCTTTTAATTCATCTGACATTGGAGCAAGAACTCTATCAAGCTCTTCTACTAAGTCTGCAACATTCTTTAACTTGCCTTCATTATCAAACATTGCAATGCCGAGTTTTGCAAACTCTTCAGTGTTCTTAGCAGTTGCTCTTGGAATATCTCTGAGTAACTGGTTGAGTTTTTCTCCAGCTTCAGCTCCTTTAACACCTCTATCTGCAAAAGCTGATAAGACTGCAACACCTTCTTCAATAGATTTACCAACAACTTTTAATGCAGAACCAGCTTTGTTTGTGAGAGCTTCAGAGAACTGTTGTACAGATGCGTTGGCTAATGTGTTAGCTTTTACAAGAACATCAGTAACTCGTGTAAGGTTCTCTAAGTTTTGGTTAGCATCTTTGACTGTAAGACCTAATGCAGATTGAGCATCAGTTGCTAAGTCAGTAGCAGTAGCCATATCAAACATACCAGCTTGAGCGAACTTAGCTACTTGTGGTAGAGCTGATATAGACTGCTCTGCATTTAAACCAGCAGATGCTAAGAAGAAGAATGCTTCTGCGGATTGTTCAGCGGATATTCTTGTAGTTCTTGATACAGCAAGTGCTTGTTCTTCCATTGCCTTTTGCTGTTCAATGGTGGTATCCATAATTGCAAGAGACTGAGTCATCTTGTCATTGAAAGATATAAATTCTTGAGTTGCTTTTGTAAGACCTTTAACTAATGCAACACCAACAGCAATACCAGCTAACTTACCAGCAGTAGCAAGTTTGCCCATCATCTTGCCAGACTTATCAGCAGAGCCACTAAGGTTATTTAATTGTCGTTTAGCTAAGTCTGCACCCTTAGTAACTATTTGAATCGCTATGTCTGCTATTGCCATTATCTCTGTCTATTCTTTTTGGCTTCAGCTTCTGCTAAAGCTCTTGCCTTATTAATTTCTCCTGTTTCCCATTTATAGTATGCAATCCATTGATTGTATTCCATTGAGCTCATTGTAGTCATAAGCTCGCCAA